ACGACGCTCTTCCGATCTTGCAAGTCCGCACCGATTGGGACAATGATTGTAGCAAGACCATCAAAATCAACTTCACGACTCGCAGATTTGATGTTTTGGCCTAATTTGATTGGGCTTTCCTTGGTAAATCCAATGTCTTTAGTCCAGTCAACATACAATCTTGTATTAAACTCTCTTAGCGTGAGATAGCCGCCGATATTGTTAATAATACGCTCTCTGACAGTGTCCCAGCTTGAGTCATATCCGATATAGCGGAATGGGCGGTCTGATTTACTTTGAACTGTGATATTTCTAGGAGTTATCCGTTTGAATTCCTCGATTTGAACATTAGCGGAATCAAAGATTATCTTAAAATAGTCCTCGGCACCTTTGTTAGGCAGTTTTTGAAAACACTGAGCAGAGTCGTGGAGATATGACAGGAAGTCTTCGCAGACAACTTTTTGAACAAATCCGTTCGTTGACATCTCATTGGCCATCGTTAAAACTCGGCCGACAAATTCAACTTCGTTATCTCTTAGATTGACGACTTCGATAATTGATTTAAACTGAACCATCTTTTGGTACATCGTATGATCCAATGGAATTGAGAACTCTAACTCATGGATACTGTTGACGGCTTGCTTGATTTCACCGTGAACAATCTTATTACCTCTCGGACTGTATGGGTCGTGGATAACCCTGCGGCTTGCAGTAGTCCGATTAAGCTTATCCCAACGCCTATCAAGGAAACTAGGCCACCAGTAAATGGCATAGCCTGCTTTTTTCGCTAAGCCAGCAGGACGCTCTGGAACAGTAATCTTTTTACCATCGAGATATTCCTTCGAGCCGCTTGAAGTAACTACGTAGAAGTGAGATTGATATGTACCACTGTCGCTGTTGTGGTCAACTGAATTAATGGTACAGTACCAATCATCGCCCCATTTTAGGGCATCGTACCAGACAAGGTCGTCTTGCCCAGATTCTTCCGACCAGGTCGGAACTTGTAGGCCAGATATGCCATTGCTAGACCTTAATCCCTTGACACGGATAGCATAGCCCGTGCTGCTGACATTGAAGATTTCAATGCTATCGCAAGATACTGTCATGCCATCACCTCGTTAGAATAGTGCATTGCTACTGTGCCGTTTCCTTGAGCTTCGAAATAGTTGATACCGATGTCCAAGGTTAGCGCAAAGTCTTTGTTTTCGCCTTTTTTAAGATAGTAGATGGTTCCGTTAGCGTCTTTAAGAGTGATATCCTCACTGCAGATGATTACTGGACTGATTGATGTATCTCCAGCGTTGACGAAATAGACTGGCGTCTTCTTCTTCTCGTAACCAAGATACCATTTAGTCCAAGTCGAATTGTCATTCTCAAAGTCGAATGTATCCCAAACATCGTCGAAGTATTCGTCTTCGTGAAATGCGAATGGGTAGCACTTAAACACGATGGTAGCGACCAGATTCTTCTTAATTGGGTCGTCAGCTACTTTAATGTGTTTAACCTTGCCCATCCAGTAATATCGTCTATCGTGCGTATCTCTCAACTTGCGTTGCGTTTTAGTAACCATACTTGACTTAATCTGTCTTTCAGCAATCTTGCGATTTTCGTAAGTAGTAAATGGCAATTTGAACTCATACGTAATTTCTCTTGATTCAAACACACGCTCTCCCAGCGCAGAGGAGAAGTCAAGCTCCCCTTGCATATAAGGAATAGACTCGACAATCTCTTTTTCGTCTGGAGTCGGTGCTTCTCGTTTCTGTAAGTACCAACCAGCGTCACGACTATTAAAATCGCCAAACGCTATATATTCTTTGATTTTAGTAATCATAATCTGTGACGTCCTTTCAGTGTTTTAATCGTATCAATGGCACTATTGAAGTTATTAACAGTACCACCTACAAGAGCACCAGTGTCAAGCACCATATTTTGGCCTTGTGCAATTTGTTCCTTAACATCTACGAGAGCGTCAATCACATCATTAAGCAAACCAGCTGAATGAGCAGCATAGGCTTCTTGACGTGCTGAAATCGTAGCGTCTGGGGTTTTATCACGCAAGACTTCCATCTTGAGCTGACTAGCCATATTTGAAGTGGCACCAGTTAACATTGCGGTAGCTCTAGCGTTAAATGATTCAACTTGACTTGCAATTGAACCAAGACTCTCAGCAACTACTGGAGCTGAGTTATCAATACCTTCAGCGATACCAAGGCCAATGTACCAACCAACTTCATCACGGAAAAGGTGTGAAGGTGAGTGGATTTTGGCTTTAGCCTGTGCCGCACGCTCCGCTTGGGCTACCAAGGCATTGGCTGCTGCTGTAACTGCTCCAAGAGCAGAATTAAGACCAGCAGCAAGCCCTTGCCCCATATATGCACCAGCTGAGAAAAAGGCACCATAGCCAGCTCTTGCCGCGGCTGCTGCTTGGTTGACGGCTGCTTGAGTAACTGCAACTAATTGCTGACCGCTTGACTGCATAGCTGAAACCATTTGAGCGCCGCCTACTCTCACTGCAGCAACGACTTGATTCATGCCGTTTCTGACCGCTGAAACAATTTGATTCATGAAGGCTTGTGCACTAGCGACCATTTGCATGCCACTTGCTCGAAGTGCTGCAGTCATTTGCATAGCCCCAACAGTTACCGCTTGGACTGCTGACATCATGCCCATAGACACCGCCATTCCGAGTTGTGTCATGGTTGCTGATAACATCACGGCTGATGCTGCTACGCTTGCAAATACGGCTGCCAATGCCATAACCTGACCGCTAACGACAGCGAGACCAGCACCAGCCGCTTGAGTTGCTACTGTAACCATCGTTAACTGTGTAGCTAACATAGTAGTCATCATTCCCATGGTTGAGAATCCGACTTGTGCAGTCATTAACTGAGCACCAAACATAGTCACTGCTGACCCAGCCATCATAAGCTGGCTTGTCATTTGCATGATGCCTGTAGCAAACGTAATAAATTGGGTGTTTAGCATGGTTAGTGAAGTACCAATCATCGTGAATTGAGTACCCATCATAGCCAAGCTAGTCCCTAGCATGGTTGAGCTAGTAGTCATCATTGTGAAGCTAGTTGTTACCATTGTTAGCTGTGTAGCTAACGTAGTCAGACTAGTCGTTAACGCTGTCATGGCTGTACCGATTGAGGTCAAGCTAGTGGTCAAGCCCATCGCTACCGTGCTAAACATAGTCAATCCAGTAGCCGCTTGTATAAGTGAAGGGACTATCATCATAATTTGTGTTTGGAAGTTCGTGATAGGCCCTACAATCGCAGTCAATCCACTTACTGATTGCATGGCTTGACTTGAGAATATGCTAAATGAATTCCCAGCGGTGCTTAACAATGTTTGTAAGTTAGAAAATGCTGATTGAATACTTGAAACCGTACTTGCGAACTTGCTCAAGCCAGCTACTGCACCATTAGCAGAGCTAGAAACCTTGCTCATACCATTACCAAGATTAGCCATACCAGTCCCAGCAGTCGCAAGTCCCGCTGAGTTGTCACCGATAGAGCCTACTCCTTTGGCAACTGCTGCAAGAGATGCAGCCATATCTCCAAGGTTGGTATTAGTGATTTTAACAACGCCATTAGCGAGTTGGTTGAATCCTGTACCAGCTTTTTGAGCCGCAGTACCGATTGAATTAAACACGTCAGACAATCCATCGAGGACTGACTTAATAGCACTACCAACGGAATTAATTACCTCTGAAATGCCTTCAAACGCTGATTTGAGACCATCTCCGATGCCTTTGGCGGCAGTGCTGATTGACTGACCGACAGATTGCACTACATCGGCAATGCCTTGCAATGCTGCGCCAATGGCTGAACCAGTGGCACTAATGATACTTGCAACACTACTCAATGCAGTAGCAATACCTTGTCCGATACCCATTGCGGCGGTAGCAATAGCACTTCCAGCCGCTGATACTACTCCAGCGATACCTTGCAAGGTCGCAGAAATCACGCCACCGATTGTTGAAATGATTGGCACAATCTGACCAATGATTTGAACAATGGCGGAAATGATTTGACTGATTATAGGGGCTAACGTCTGAACGACTGTCACAATGGCAGAAATCACTTGACTGATAACTGGTGCCATTGTCTGAATGACTGTCACAATCCCTTGAATCAAGGCCATAATGACAGGGGCTGTTGCTTGGATAGCTTGGACAACAACTTGTAAAACCATTGCAATCTGTGGCCCGAATTGGCCAATTACTTGAGCAACTTGGACGATGCAATTAGCTATAACTGGTGCGATTGCCACAATAGCGTTAGCAATGATTTGAGCTACTGCTGTGATTGTGTTACTGATAATTTGAACAATCGGAGTGATTGCAGTAGCGACTGAACTGATTGCAGTCCCTAGAGCGGTAGCGAAATTACTGAATGCGTTAATGATGTCTGGCAACACACCCAAAATAGATGTTAGCGCAGAACCGAACGCTGTCACGAATGGCGCTGCATTACCTAGAGCAGTACCAGCAGCTTCAACTAATGGCGCTAACTTGGCAAGCCCGGGCGCAGCTTGTCCTACTGCTGTGATTACTGTGGCAAAAGCAGTACCAAAGGCTTCAACGATAGTTCCAGCCGCTTTACCGATGGATTCAACAACAGTTCCGAACGCTGAACCGATAGAGCCAATGATTTGCGAAACACCACTGGCGTGGCTTGCTAATAGTGAGAATGAGGCCACAATCAATGCAATTCCTGCACCGATACCGACTGCGGCAACGGCTACGGCAGCACCGAATGAAAGCAAGGTCGCTGGATTCAATCCTTTCAGACCTTGCAAAGCTGCTTTAAGCCCTTGCCCGAAACCTTTAAAAGCGGTTGATAACCCTGTTCCGATGCCTTTTGCAGCCGTTGAAATGCTAGTTCCTGCTGATTTAATGACATTAGCCATTCCGCTAAATAGCTGAGCAATAGTCGATTTAGAACGTCTAGCGCTATTAGTTGCCTCTCCCATGCCAGTGGCGGCGTCACTGCCAAACTTTTTGAATGGGTTAAGGCCCTTGATAAAGTCAAGACCTTTCAAAGCAGAGCTGAACACCGCTAACGCAACCTTCGCACTCGCAAAACCAGCTACGATTGCCACTATTCCAGCAGCTAGGCCGTTAAACACGCCTTGAGGGATAGATGATAATAGCCTTGAGAACGCAGAGATTACTTGCGAAATCCATTTAACGAGTGTCCCTAGTGCAGTACCGAGTCCAGATATGACCGCTTGCATTTCTGAGCTTTTGAACACGTTAGTAAACGATGCACCGACTTGCTTGACTAAGTCCCAAGTGGTGCTTAATGCTGACCCAAAGGCTTGAAATGCCCCCGTATCAGCGAATGAGCTAATGAAGCTCTTGACCGATACAGTAGCAATCCTTAGACCGTTTGAAATGCCATTAGCGATGTCGCCAATTGCACTGCCCAACCCTTGTAACAGCTGATTGCCATTGATTGAGCTAAACATAGCGCTTAACTGGCTACCGATGTACTTGAATGTGCTGGATAGCGACTTAACTGCACCAGTACCACTGAACCCCTTCCATAACGATTCAAGACCTTTACCAATACCGTCTGAAATCTTGTTGAAATCAATCTTTTCGAGTGCATTTGTAAGTCCAACGACTGCCTTGATACCGATCTGATTGAGTTTTTCAAACTGTGGCATCAACTTATTAGCAAGAGACTCTTTCATCCCATCAATGGCTTGGTCTACAGTCTTGAACTCTGTCGCCATCTTGCTGAATGTGTCATTAGTACCGACCTTAGCAATAGCGTTAAAGAAGTCTTCGGTCTTAATCTTGCCGTCCTGGACTGCTTGCACCATCTCATCGGTACTCATACCCATTTCTTTGGCTACTGCTGCAATACCAGCTGGCGTTTGTTCTAACATGAGCTTGAAGTCTTGCCATTGGACTTTAGGCTTAGCAGCCATTTGAGTAGCTTGTTGGCTCAGTGTCTTCATGGCTTGTTGTGGATTTTCAGCCGCTGCTGCAAGACCACCGAAACCTTTAACAAGTTCCGTTGTATTCTTGGTTCCGACTGCCGCTAACTGTGAATAAGTAGAAGCCATATCAGACGCTGAATAGATGGTCTTTGAAGCGAAGTCTTGCAACTCGCCTTTGACTTGCTTAATCTGGTCGGTAGGCATGTTGATTTGTTGCATGTTGCCTTCAAAGGTCTTCCACGCCTTGGTCGAGTCATTCAATTCACCAACCATGGACTTCATGCCATTGCCAAGAGCGGTAATACCGCCCATAATAGCACCGCCTACGAGATTAGCACCCAATACAGACTTGAATACTGAACCAACCTTGCCAGCTGAGCCTTTTAACCCTTCTAGCGAGCTCTTAATACGTTGTGCGCCACTTTCAGCGTCTTTACCATCAAAAAACGCCTTGATGGTAACTGTACCATCTGCCATAGATTATCCTCCTTTCTAAAATTCTTCTTCGTATTCTTCTTCCTCGATAATCTCGTAAGGGAGAGCATAATCTTTTTGAAGCCTACGCATTTCCTCTTTGTACTCGGCTGAGTCGCCCTTCTGTGGTTTCCATTTCCGAATTTTGATAACTTCCATCAGCTTGGTACCCTCTGGCAGTCCAGATAATAGAGCGTTAAACTTGCGCCAGTGAAGCTTACCTTGCATGTCAAACAAGTCCATGTTGTAAGCCTGTACGAATGATGAATAGATATAGTCACCATCGTATCGAATATCATAAGGTGCCCTCTGCTTCGTATCATCGTTTGTAGTAGTCTTCATGGGGTTACCAGCCAAATCGTACTCGACATGATTATCCTCGACGTCTGACAAGCTTATGTGCTCCTCAAATACCGATTTAAAGACCTTTGACATTTCCTCAATCGAGAAGCCTTCAAACGCTTTGTTAAATGACTTAGCTTTTTCCTCTCTGGTCTCACCTTCAAGGCTTGGACTGATTAACATTCGAATAGCGAAGTGAGGTTTGACGTACTCAGGTATGTCTTCATCTCTCAGCATTTCGAAAATCTTGAGGACGTTGTCAAAAGATAGATTTAGAAGATACTCTTTATCATCGATTACTAACTTATCCGTTAGTTTTCGTGATAGATCTAGCATAGTTGCTACTCAGCTAGATATTTTTCGAGGGCTTCTTTAGAGCTTTGATTTTCAAATTCTTCAGTAATGCCCTTGATAGCTTCGATAAGGTAGACCATAGCATTGATAGTAGACTCACCAGCAAATTGGTATACCTTAGAAAAGGCTTCCTTATCGTTAAATGTCTTATTAAAACCATTTTCAACAAGTCCTTTGAGTGTTTCAAGCGCCTTGTCATCGTCAGAATCCTTGAATTGTTGCGCTTTGGCTTCGAGGTCTTCACCGACGGCCTTCATGCGCTGAATGTTGCTATCTGACACTGGGAATTCAAGCTTAAACTCACCGAAATCGACTGGAATGACATTGCTACGTTTTTTGATTACTACCATGGTTTATATTCTCCTTTTTGAATACGAAAAAAGAGGGGGAGGGCTAAACCCCACCCCCTCAAATTGTCTTATCTGCTATTTATGATCTAAAGTTTCCGATTATCCCCCAACTACTGGTGAAGTTACTGCTGAGCTAGGGCCAGCCGCCGCTGGTGTCCCAGTAGCTCCTGAAGTTGATTCAGTTGCACGTCCAGATGTAGCTGGTGCTGACGTGATGTCGTGTTTCTCTGGTGTGCGTGACCAGTTAACTTGGAACTTGATTGATTCCAATTCAGACGCTTCACCGTCACCAATTTCGATTTCAGACAAACGTCCAAGGCCTTCCTTGTAATACTTGCCAGTCGGTACTACTTCCTTATACCAGACAATCAAGTCGTCTGCCACTGCGTCTTCCTTATCAGCTACAAAGTTTTGAGCTTTGTCTGAGTAATCACGATGCCCTTCGAATGAGCGGCCACGAGAGATTGACGAAATAATCTTCTCTTTAGTACCGTCGCCATCGAAGTACGCAATATCATCATCTTCAGCGTCGTTTTCTGGCGCTGATTCCTTGATACCTTTGGCAATCCACATATATTTATCATCTGTTGGGACTGTATCTGGATTTTCTGGGTCGTAAGCTGCAATATAGTGCTTACGAATTGCATTTTTAAATTTAGCCATTAATTAAGGCTCCTTTCTACTTCAATAGTTGCTTGCAAATCTAGCAAGTAAATGTAAAAGCCTTGCTCGTCGGCGTCGTTTAAGCTCGGTGTCTCGACGGTCAAAGCTAAAAATGTGTATGAATTATTTGAACTTGGTAGCTCAAATCCGATTTTGGAAAGCTCAGTGTTTATCTTCCAAAGAATGGCGTTTAGCTTTTGCTGGTCCTTTGATTTAATGGCTATCTCATAAGGTAGCGACAGAATCTGGGTACCAGCCATGTCTTCGTCTTCCACTTTGCCGCCAGGCAAGGGATAGACTGAAAGACTCTCGTCCTCTGAAAGATAATCAAGTTTGCATTTTAATGGTAGTCCAAGCGCATTGATGAAGTTTGCGAGAACTTCTGAAAAATCATTGTTGTTCACTATTTAATACCCATCCCTTTCAAAGCGGTATCGCCCCACTGTTTAGCATATTTCGGGGTAGCCTTTCTATCCCAGCGCTTACCAGTTCCGGGCGTGGTGTATTTGCTGAAAGTCCATCTCTTAGTCTTGTTGTAACTAGAGCCATAAAACTGCGCTCTGGCGTAAGGGCCCGGGTATCTGATACCATCACCTATTGGGGCACCACTGGCACTCAAAGTTCCATCTTTTCGAGGTATGAACTGTTCCATGTCCTCAATCATTTGGCTAATCATTTCAGTCTTTCCACGCTTCACGGCTTCGGGACTGCATTTCTTTTCCAGACCTTTTAAGTCAATCTTGACTGATACTGTCCCACCCATCAAATCACCTCGATTTCGTAGCACAGGATTGTATGCTTAAATGGATGATATTGAGGGATAATTTTACGGATAATATAGTCTCGGTGGGTGTCATTAACTCGACCATTCAACCAGCTATCATCCAATTCAATGGGTGTGTATTTCGGATAGACCATGAGGACTGAAAAATTATTCTCGCTTCGATTTTGACCGCTGCCAGTGTGAGATACTGACCTATCAAATCTAACAGGTTTAAGGGTTGTGGGCTCGTCATATACTACTTTTCCCCAAACATCCGTTTCACCCGTTGGTTTTTGAATAGTGACAGTATCAACTAGCATACGCTTATCTATCATATCCCACCGCCTTAAATCCAAAACCAGCCAACATGAGCCAGTTTAGAGCGTCAAGAGATAGATTGAACCGCTTGCCATCATGAGACGATTTAGAGCCGTTCTGATAGCTTACATGAGTACGTCCAACAGTCATGCTTGCTAGTGATGTCTTATCCTCTGCAGTCATAATGCCGCTTGATTCTAAATAAGCGATTTGATAAGCTACTGCCTTCTTAACAGCTTGCTTGCGTGGTTCAAAATCTGTTGCAAAATCAGTGAAGTCGTAAAAGTTCTTGATATACAAGTCAACAGCCATTGCTGCACGAGCTTCTAGTTTTTCGAATCCTTCCACTTCATCGAAACCAAGTTTTAAAAATTCTTCTTTGGTCAAATATGTCATTTAACCGCCTCCTTTCGTTATTTTAGGAGGTCTAAAAGCTCCGCCTTAGTCAACGTTGTGTAGCCAGTCAGACCACGTTGCTGCGCAAGAATACGCAAGTCAGCGACGGTCTTGTCTTCTAGTGTTTCAGCCACTTCTTCTTGAACGTCATTAACGGGTGCATTTTGCTCGCCGATAGTATGACGACGCATTAACATCCCCATTAGGCACCTCCGAATTTGACGACTTTTGAATCGTCATAGAGATAAACACCGTAGTATTCATCACCAGAATAGACAGTAGTCTTTTTCAAAATGTCACGGTCATTTTCAATCATGACATCACGTTTCAAGTTGATCACGAATGCACCATATTTGGCATCGTCGTCTGTATCTGTTTGAAGTGAAGACACTTTAACAAGGAAACCTTTTCCTTCATCAACTTTTTTAGTACGGACGATTTGCACGCCAGACACTTCGCCAAAAGTGCCAGAAACAACGATGTCAGCGCCAATTTCCGAGCCTTTAAGCCAGTTTTGTCCAGCGTCTGCACGCAATTTAATGGCATCTTTTGGATTGATAAGAGCTACATAGCGAGCGTCTTCTTCGTCAGCGAAGATTTCCAAGGCTTTGTCAATGTTTGCCACTGAAACAGGGGCTTCAGTGATGTTTTGTGTCGCAGTTTTAGCCACATCTACAAGGTCATTATCAACCTTATTAGCGATAGCCAATGCAATTTGGTTAGTTGCTTCACCGTAGGCATTGCCGTGTCCTACCAATGCAGCCTTGTCAGTGATTTCGATAGCCTTACCTGCTTGCTTAATTTTCATCTTGGTTTCTTTAGTCCCTAGTTGGTCGATAGGAATTGCAGTGCCTTCAGTGATATCGGTCGCATCCCCCGAGTACGTCCATTGAGGGACAGTCAATTCATCACCTGGACGGCCTACAAGAGTAGTGTCGATAACTGCAAGAGGTGTGAATTTGATAAGTTTAGGCAATTTAGCTGAAACCATGTCAGCCATTACCTGTGGATTGACGACGTTTGCAGTCGTAGTAATACCTGTAGTCATTTAAGTTTATCCTTTCAATTGTTGATATAACTCTGGGTCTTTATCAAAGAGTTCTTGACGCTCATTGATACCCATGCGTTTAAAATCTTCTTTAGTGATACCGTTAGCGTTAGCTGACGGGTTACCACCTACGGAGATTTTGGGCTGTGCTACTGGCTCAGCTTGCTTAAATAGATATGGACTAGACTCTCTAAGGTTTTCAATAACCTTGTCGAGTTTAGGTTTTCCAGATTCGTCAAGCTCGACTTCATCAAAATTGATGAATCTAGCAAGGTCATCCGAATTGTGAGCGTCCACATCTTTAAGCGCTAAGCGAATAGCGTTTGACTTATTAACTTGAGCAAGATTAGCTTCACTGTCAGTCTTGTAAGTGTCAAATTTAGCTTGTAAGTCCGTCAATTGTTGTTTGAGTTCCTCACTCGCTCCCTCTTTAGCTTGCAAGTCTTTGAGCGCTTGGCTTTGTTGCTCAAGTTGTTGTTTAAGGCTGTCGTTTTCAGCTTGTAGCTCAGATCTAGCTTGTGCTTTAGCGTTCTCAATCCCTGAACCGTACGCATCCATAATGGAATTGATAACCGCTTTATCTTCGATACCAGCTTCAACTAACATGTCACGTTTTAAACTCATGCTTAAAACTCCTTTGTTTTACGTCCAAGGGACTGAATTACCCAGTTTTACGACATTTTGGCAGGTCAAATAGAAAAACCGTATCGAATTGATGCGGTTTGCTTTTTATTTTGGTTGCCCTCGCCCATCTAATTTACGGATTTCAAATCCGATTATTCCGTAGCTTTCAAAATTGGCGTTTACGCAGCTTTATCTCCGCTTTCACTTCTCTCAAAGGTTCGCTGTAATAGCGTTCCCTAGAGTAATCACGATGCAAGAATGGGTGTTGTGCCAGATATGACCTCATTGCAGCCTGTCTAGCCTTGACTTGTCCCTTGTACTTGCTTATTAGCTCGTCATCCTCCAGCTTGTTAGCAACGTGTAGAAGCTCCTTAGATTGCCTGATAGAACGCTCTATAGCTCTCTGCTTAGATTGGCTATTAGCGCTCTTGATTGCTTCCTCTGGTGTTAAGTTGGCGAGGTGTTCTGGTAAGTCTGGTTTGTAGTTAACACCGACAACGTAAGGTGTCAGTGTGTGATGGCAGTTAATTCCAAGGCAACCACCAGCGCTCCCGTAGCCGTAATCTAATAGCGAATAGATACGCTCACCTTCCTCTACTCTAGTCTGTCCAAAGGTTACAATTTGATGTTGAATTGGTGCACACATCTCACGAGCTGCAGGCTTCATCGAATAATAGAATGTATCGATACCCAATTCTTTAGCTGGTGCCATTCTAGCTTCACGATAGACACGCCAAGAGGTCGAGTTAATAACTGTTCTTGCGTAAGTATCAGCTCTCCACTGCTTACCTTGCTTATCTGTAAAACCATAGAAACCTTTATCGGCCCATTTGATAACAGTGGTTGATATAGCTTTTTGAGGGGTCTCTAAACCAGTAACAACCTTTGCAACGGTCTCCTCAATAATTCCTTGATAGACTTTCCTGACACTCCTTGGTAAGGTCGTATTAATCAGATTGTCAAGGTCTCCCATCGTCTGATTAGCGTAGTTTGCTAGATTAGTCTGAGTAAGGTTGTTCGTGATGAAGTTGCCATTACTGCCCAAGGCTTCTAGTAGCTGGCTCTTGGTATCCTTATAAACCTTATAGCCCTCATTCTCGATGACATATCTCAATTGTTCTTCAGCAACACCAGAATACTCAGCGATAAGCTTGACATTAGCATTGTTGAGCAAACCCATCTCACTCATTTTTTCGAGTTGCCAAAGATATGGATTATCTTCAAGACTTGCTGTCCCACGCTCTCTCACTCGGTCAATTACTTGGTCGAATAAGTCCACCGTTAATTGATGATAGATGTCTGCTACTCTACTAGCGTCAAGCGTTAGTTGTTGGTCGTTTAGTTTGATTTTCTTTTTTCTTGGCATATCAATCCCCTCGGCTCTTCAGCAAACACTTTGGCAGGGTTCTTTGCGATTCTGAACCATCCCAAGAATTTCTTTAAGAGTTTCATTGCCCGTAAATCTCTCTTTCGTCATCCGTCCTAAAGCTATCAGCACTTACCATAGTTTCGTCATTAATAGATTGGTAAATCTCTTGAGCTTGTTCCTCTGTCACGTTAAGAGTTTTCTCGATAGCCATTGTCTTAGGAGCAAACCCAGCGGCTACCATCTTAGACCAGTAATCAAACTCAGCGTTACGGTCGTTAAACACACCGTCGTCTAAGTCCACGCTGATTTCATCCATAGTTGGAATCTGACCAGTGTAGAGACTGTAGACTTTAGCAAGTTCCAGAATTGAGATTACAAGCTCTTTTAACGATTGCTCTACTAGAGTAGCAATAGAATTACGCATTTGATACGTGTCTGATTGCTCTGACACTACCTCAGTGGCTGTCTTCATGCTTTTTCCATCGAAACTAAACATGCCGGCAGACACGCCTAATTGCATTTCAAAAATGCTTAGACCCTTGTTGATTGCTTTGATATAGTCGTCTGAGCGTATGTTAGTAGTAAGGTCAGTAATGCCAATGGCCTTGTCCATGTCGCCACTGTCGAATTGCTCGTAAACATTGCGTCCAGTCTCAAACTCACGTTTAACAACGACCTTCTCACCGCTTGCGTCGAATTGCGTGTTAATCATTTGAGTAGGAACTGCTACACGACGCTGCCCCATCTTGACCTCCCACATAAATTCATCGTATGTGGTGTTGATAAAATCCATCGTAGTCTTAGCGTTGTCGAAGATAGACAAGCCCAAAGGACTGTTTATGTCCTTGTTGTTCATGCCAGGGGGTTTTAGGTACGTAAATAGCGGTCTTGTAAGCCCGTTTAACGTGACGGTTTCCTCTAAGTCCTCATAGAGCGTCGATAGAGGTACACGTTGACCGATACGAGTCTTGGAATCAGATTCGTATAGTTCATTTGAAATTGTATAGCCATCTTTGCCCCACTCATGAAACTCAATCAAACTATAATACAAGACTTTCTGGCCTTGCGTTTTAAGCGTTTTAGTCACGATTGCAGCACTTGATACATCTTGCGTGTTCGATTGAAGCGGCAAGAATACTGGTGCTTGTACGAATGACACTCTAATGCGGTCATCGTCAACGTATGGACGCATAGCAAGCCCACCAAGAGCCAAACAAGACTCTAAGTAGCGTTCAAAGTTCTTGCTAAATCTGTCGTTCTTCAACGTCTCATTGACGAATGTATCAGCCACTTCATTATCAACTTGGATAGTAGCTTGCTCATTGAATACGAGACTAGCAACCTTCTTTGATGCAGTTCGTCCGATCGGCAAGTGGTTGAAGTCACGTTTCAACTGTTTCCCATTGCTATCATTGTAGCTAACACGGTCAAATGCTCCCGAAAAATAGCGCAAGTTATCCATGATACGGTTGTATTCTTCGGGTGAGATAGCAATCTTTGGGTGGTCTGTGATACTGTTTAGACTTTGATTAGTCATCACATAATTACTCCTTTTGAAGATGTTCTTAATGGTCTGTATGATTCCCATTATTAGCTCCTTTAAGCTTTCAAATCTAACGCCCTAGCGTTATCTAAAACAAAGTATTTCATAGAGTCGCAACAGTGGTCATCCTCTTTAATTACTTTAGGGTCGTCTGTGTGTATCGTTTTCTCGTCGTAACGATACATCTTATGTTCCTCGTAGAATATCTTGTTAGCTGGTATGTCCAGATAATAGAAACGCCCTTCAGCTAACAGACTGATAACCATATCGATCATGGTTTGGTTCTTCTTCTTAGCGACTGGATGCCATCGCTCGCCAAAATCTTTGAAATATTGGTTTCTCAAAGCACCTTCAGCACTATCAATGGTCATTTTAAGTTTTGGCACTCGGTACCGTTTAAGTACTTTGTCGATGAAATTACTAACCATGATAGTCAACTCGCTAGGTGCCTTCTTTACCACTTGACCGGCTGGGCTGTAATAGAATGTATCTAACAGAATCACATTGCCCTTTGCGGTAAGTCCATAAGCACCGCAAGCCGTAGCTGATTGTTGGTGTCCGGTGTCCATTGCAAATGATATACCGATAAGCCTATCATCCGTTGGTAAACTATCGATGGCATGGAATGTACTCATGTTATAGACTTGATTGCCAAGCCCAACCGCTTCACCAAGATACAGATAACGATAGTAGTCGTAATCATTCTGCTTGATGCGCTCTATATCCTCTAGCATTTGCTCGGTCACAAACCCTAACTTATCGTCAAGATAAGTGCTTGAATGTGCTAGATAGCTGTCATTAGTCTTGATGTCCTCAAACCACTCGTTTATCCAGCTATATGGGTTTCTAGGTGGGTTGTAAGACCAAAAGAATTGCACGAAGGGGGCCTTTTCATGTTTCTGACGCATGAAAGTAACATTTGATTGGTCAAAATCCTCAGCGTTGTTAAACTCAGCTGCTTCTTCATACCAAACTGCGATAATGTTCCCGATGTCATTTGATTTCAGCTTTTGAAAATCGTCTTGCCCGTAGAAATAGAATGTCGAACCAGTCCGCTTGTGAACTATCTTAAAAGGGCTTACAGTGGCCCTAAATTGAGTGTCCAGTCCAAACATACTGATAGCCCATTGAACCTTATTAAACACGCTGTCTCGAATTGTATTGGCTACTTTCCGAATGACGACAACATTAGCTTTCTCACCAACCATGATGTACTTAATCATCATATAGACAAGCTTCAGCACGATAACAGACGACTTGAAAGAGTTACGTCCACCCTTCAGCACATTGTAAGGTTTGTTAGACTGCCAAACCGATTTGAAATTGGGGTTGACGTTTTTTTGAATGTCAATCGTTGCCATCTGGGATATCCTCCCATGCGTTGATGATATGGACGTTCATAGTACCTTCGACACCGCTATCTAACTGCTCTTTTAACTTTCTGATTTCAAGCTCCAATTTCTCGGACTGTTTAGCCGTTGGGTAGCGTCTCATGAGCTCACTGCCAGCTTTGATGACTTCAGCAATAGACGGAGGTTTCTTCGTCTTGACGAATTGACCTGTCATAGTATTAAGTTCAATGACTTCTTCTGTCAGCTCTTGTCGCAAAATTGATGTAAAGACTTGCATAACTTCGTCTTGCTTTGCTATTTTCTCTTTTTCAAGTTCTTTCAGTCGCTCTTCAATATAAGCCTTGATTCTGTCATTTTCTAACAACTTGTGAGACCTAGTTCTTGCGTAGTTTTCAGTATACCCAGCCTTCAAAGCTGCATTATAAGCCACGCCAGATATTAAATACTCATCTGCGAATAGCTTTTGTCGTTGATTTAGCCCAATGCGTCCACCTCCTTCGCTGATAGATTTTTGTGCATAAAAAAGACAACCCACAAAATGAGTTGTCTCCGTTTTTCTTCGATAATATAATAATACCACTTTAAACAGTTGTAAGATACCGTGCTTTATCCGTCAAAATACCGAAATATCAGCATTCTACGACTAATTGACCATTTCTATACAATTCTGCGAATGCTAGGATGGCATTATTTAGTAATTCTTGAAAGGCTGTTTTTTCAAACCCGATCGCTTGGGCAATTTGCCAGTTCGGTTTAGGTGGATAGGCTAGATATTTCTCTATCAGTATTCTGCGATAGTCTGGACGGTATAGACCACTAACTGCTTGCTCTATGGCTTCTAGCTCGTTCATTGCGTCGACACGTCTGACCGCGATATTTTCCACTGGTCTACTCACTCCACTACCACCCCGTGGCGTGAATGTAAATTCTTGTGTAATTTTCTGCTCAGCGCCATCGTGTGCAATCTCTCGCCAACGTGGATATTCTCGAAGTTTGCGCTTGCAACGTTTGATTGTTGCTTTCTCATCAATTTCCGGCAATAGCATTATTCTGTCCTCTCTGGTATAATAGTTATATCGTGTTTCGAAGAGTGCCGGCTATTGTGTCGGTCTTTTTTTAGTCCAAGAAACGTTAAGAGGTTTTATATGAAATACTAGCTTCGTTTCTCAGACTGTTTTAATGAGTGGATAGATATACATTATTGGAGATTTCTCTCCTTTTTTTAAGAATATAAAATTTGAATTAATGGAGATATACCTAGACCACAGTTTACGTTTCCTTCATCACCTCCGATGCATTAGATTTGCAGCACTACCAGTTACGTGTCACATTGATTTGAATGAATAAAAAATAAAGGCTCCTCTTTTCTAATTTTGATTAACTGGATTTTTTTCAGCTTCAACCACCAGCTAGGGCGTTCACTGAGTAATGCAATTATGAGATAGAGGACACACCTCCAATCTCGAAAATAGCTGGGTTTAATGCATAGGTCTATCAGCTATGCGATTGTGTCCAAAAGCGTAATCACTTAGATTTTCGATAGACAATAGCCAGTGACGGATTCGAACCGTCTGAAACCATACTGGCTACACACCGAGCATGTAGGCTCGATATAGATAATGTTTAACAGTTGGCTTGTTGCGTCCCAGGACTTCTTTGCTACGATATTTTCTTGCGATTCTGTCGATATCCTCGTCTAAATCAGCTGCCAAATCATAATTATTGAATACGTATTTAGCGATGTCGCCAAACAGTTCATCCGAGATTAGTCCCTCTATTTGAATTAGCTTGCGAGGCGTCAACCTGTTAATCTCTCGATAGAGCTTACTTAGATTGTCAGCGTGCTTTCTTGCTTCTTCTCTCGAGCAGTCTAACAGACTCATGATATAAGTTGTGACCCTTTTGCCGTAAATCTCTCGCATGGCTTCGATTTCATCGCAGAAACGCTTGAATAAGTCGTCTGGTAGTCCAGCATTATCAAATGATACATGCTTGTGATAGCACTTCTTCCCTCGATAATTCTCAGCTAGATAAGCGTGTAAGTCGTTGTATAATTCGTCTGAGATAAGACCTTTTAGGTCATCTAGCGTGTTTGGAGATAGCCTAGAGCGCTCAGTGATAACATTGCAGAATTTCTGTGAGTATTTCCTTGATTCACGAACATCGCAGTTTCTAACAGCTCGGATTCGTCCGTTAAACTCTCGCTTATATTTCACTCTAAGCGCATTGTACTCGCTGACTAGCCGTCGATATAGCTCCTCGGTCAATCCAGCGCTTGGGTATTTCCTAGCCATTACTTCACCTCTACCAGTTCTTGATTTTCGTAGATATTGCCTACGACTTCTAGTATTTCAGAAACGGTTTTAGCATCTTCCTCGAAATCTTCTATACTATTACCATCGCTAAACCATCTTTCCGAGCTATTGCCATCAACCATATAGAAACCGTACGTTGTATGATATTTGATGTCTCCCGTTGTGTATCCATCCGTTACTACATCCCCTTCAAAGATTTCTTTGCCATTTTTATCAGTCAATCCAGTTGATTGCATTAAAACGATATCATCGAAATCGTAGCGACTCGTTCTCTCAAAGAAGAGAGTTTTAACGGAAATTTCGCTTTTTCCAAAATCGACAGACATAATATCATCAACTTCATACATTGTTTTACGGATTTTATCCCACGCTCTATATCTTGGAATCATTGTCCTCTCCCTTTCAAATAGCTAGGAATATCATCCCCAACATTCACACTGTCGTACTGTTCCTTGCTCACTAGGAACTTGCCATACGCCCCACAATCGAGCGTGTAGAGTTTTCCTACCATTTCCTTTCCGGTAATTTTTCCATGCAATACAGTGGCATTATCAGCCTTATGCACGACGATGGCTTCCACTGGTCGATTTAGCACGCTGACTACAGTTGCGATGTTAATTCCAAGTGCTACCAACAATAGAACTGTAGCTACTACTAGCTGATTCTCTCGTTTAGAGGTCTTCTTCTTTAACGAATGTGCCATTTACCATCTTTCCTTTCCGATTTTTAATCTCATCGTATGCAATGCTTAGACACTCAGTGACATCGAGGTCTAATTGATGTGCTAGTACGATAATCGTCACCAGCGTGTCACCGATGGCATCCTTGAGTGCTGCTTGCGGTTCCGTGAATTTCGTCGGTTTCAAAAGCACATCTCGAATTTCTCCGACCTCTTCAGTAACACGCATCCACTGAATCTTTGGGTCAGCTTGCTTTAAGTTGCGTTCGTCCGCCCAATGGTTGATTTTAGTGATTAAATCCGAGAATGTGTTATCAGTATCGTAGCCTAGCAAGTAAGGCACTTCCACACCAAAATAATCAGCTAAAAGTTGAGCTTTTTCAGGTTTGATTTGACTTTCATTGTTTTCAAGGCGTTGTATTGTACGTTTCGGGATGCTTACTGCCTCAGCTAACTCTAGTTGAGTCATTCCCTGTGACGTTCTTAATTCTTTAAGTCTGTTCATTTTTGATTTTCTCTTTCAACCATAAGTTCTTCATACACTTCATTATTCATCTATTTCCTCCAAACAGCGTGCGCCAAGCATAGACTACAGCTACGACCATCAAAATGAATTTAATCGTGTTCATCGTCCACCTCCTTCACTTCCACGCCTTCGCAATTGAACATCCAGCTGAAACCGGCATCTTCTAGCTCTTTGCGGGTGTGTTCAACTCTAAAGCCTTTACTTTTTTCGTTTGATGCAAAAAACCATACTTTACTGCCTAAATTGCGATTGAGATGTGTAGTGTATCCATCAATTCCTTTAACTCGAACTGTATACCGCTTTTCCTTCTCGACCTCATAGCCGAACTGGTGCATGTTGACGAAGGTAGTGATGAATGTTTCTTTATTATCTTCCACCCACGCTTTAAATTCTTCGTTATAGTAAGTCGGTGAATTCGTGGCAAGGTCGAACACAAGACCACTCAAACTCAAGTCAAGATTTCGTTTATTAGCCTCATACCAATCTGCAACGTACTGCGGTACGATTGGTTTTTCAAAGAACGATTCATATAAATCCTTAGCGTAATCTTCCGAAATGCGTGCTACCTTTATTAATTTCAGTACTGCTTCATCCTTGTCCATCATATTGTTTCACCTCTTCCAATTCCACACGATACATTCTTGAATTTCGGTACTTAATACCTCTCAAGCGATGTAACTCGTTGATAGCGTCGTTCTTGTTGTTGAATGTATGCACGCTATCAACCATATCGTCGTAGTAGACGACAACTTTATATCTCATCTTCTACCTCCTTCACCTCATAGTAATCAATCTTTGCGAGGTTCTTAGGACTAATAGTAATCACCCTATCTTCTGGTTCAATTTGATGTAATCTGAGGAATTCCATGTTACCTTGTTCTATCCATTCCAACATGTCAAAAATACGTTTACAATCTTCTTCTACCTTGATAGTTTCATCCATGTATGGATTCTGCAATCTAATTTCTGTCATCTTACTTACCTACTCTCTATCCAAATATATTACTGTAGCAGTGTACAGGACATACTCGCTTTCTTCTTCTCGGTCTGCGGTTAGTTTCACATCTATCAGTTCCTTGTCGTAGTTTTCTATCCATGCGTTGATTTCTTCGTCAAGCGTGTCAGTGTCATATAGTTTGTCAAAAAATTTCACTTTCCGTTGCATAACTTCATCATCCTCGTTAGTAATTCTTCATCCGGTAATTGCTCAAGCGTTAGAATCCGATTGAGTTTCTTTGCGTTAATACCTAGCTTAGCGCTGATAAGCCCCATGTCCTTACGATTAGCCCAAAACCAGCTTGAAAATGCTTGGGTCTTATCTAATATACTTGTGTGGTCGTAGCTGCCTGGAGCATATACACCGACTAACCTATCTTTAGTTTTACTCCTCATTCCAGCTCCTTGATTTCTAATTCAATGCGTGGGTTAGGACTGTACTTCTTGCGAGCTCTTAAATCGCAGACAATACTATCATCCATCCAGACGATACCCTTCTTATCAACCTTGTTATATCCAGCGGTTGAGATGCTATCGAACAACGCTTTGACAAGATTATCAATATCGGGTTTTTTCGCATGCCAAAGCCTTTCATCCATGAATTTCTTGAATATATCCCACGTTTTAGCTCTAGCTTTTGGCGTGGGTTTTTTTGATACGCTCAAGGGTGTTTTCATGAAAAACGTGACATCGACTGAAATCGGCCCGTCAAAGAATTGCCCGTCATATTCTTGCTCGATAAGTTGCGAACATTGACGACGCCAAGCCTTCATTTTCGGGTCTTCATAAGTTCCGAATTTGCTAAATCGTGGCCTTGTCTGAGGTTTGGGCTCTATATTCAGAACTAACTTCATTGACGTTTCTCCTTTAAAATTTCCTTGTAGACCTTAGTGAATATCTCTATCACTAGTTTCTGTGGTATGTTTGACCGCTCATTGTAAGATTTAGAAAAGTGTTCCTACTTCACATCTTGCTTGATGATGTCATTTTTAAGACCTAAATCAAGGTTACTAGCAAACTTTGTGGGTTTCTGCAATGGGTAATCATAGTTGTTATACCTTGTCAAATTAAGGTATGGTAGCTTAAAACCTATGATATCCTCGATGTATTTCCACAGTCTGCCACTAGCAGGGTTTTCTATGATAAAGTACCTAGGCTCATACCGCTTGATGATTTCGATAGTGTTGAAAGCTGTCAGTTCTCCATTAATGCGTTTCATGAACTGTCTGTCGTAATGATAATTTTGATAAGCTTTATCATAGTCTGAATTGCTCCTTATGGTAAACATACTACCGTCTTTCTGGGGAACGAACAGGCTGTCTGAGAGGTCTTCCTGTTTCCAGCAGGCATTGCCTTCAAACATAGCACTGGCATTACTCCAACTTTCGCACGGGGGGCTGGCTATGATTAGGTCAGGTTTAGGCAATTTGTCCAATTCATCAAAAAGCGTATTGTCCCCAAACAGACGACTGTAGTCTGCTAAATTTAGATTGATAAAGTGATTGTTCTTATTTTCTATATCAATTCCAATTGGATATATGTCAATGTTAGCCCTCCCTGAACTATTCAGGGTGGTCGCACCTTTAGTGTAGCTCCCATTTCCACTGTCAAACAGTGCCTAAACAGTCATTTTAGTATCATCCATTAGCACACACCTCAGAACGGCAGCATATCATCACTGATATCCATAGGGTTTGAGTTCCCGTATTGGCTGCTTTCTCTTGCAAAGTTTGGCCCTTGCTGTTGTGGCGCTTGTTGTCCGTAAGGCCCAGCATAGCCGTTGTTATTGCCAAACGCTCCCGACGTGTTGCCTTGATTAGCATTTCCACCTTCACGCACTGCACGGATTTCCAACATTTGGAAGTTCTCAGCGACTACCTCAGTGACATATATCCGTTGGCCTTGCTGATTCTCGTAGCTACGTGTCTGGATGCGTCCAGTAATTCCAATCAATGCGCCTTTCTTAGCCCAGTTAGCCAAATTCTCAGCTTGCTGGCGCCAGATAACACAATTAATAAAGTCCGTTTCACGCTCACCGTTAGCGTCCTTGAAATTACGGTTGACGGCAAGGCTGAATGTAGCTACTGCGATGTTGCTGGTCGTATATTTTAGTTCCGGGTCACGGGTTAGACGACCAACAAGCACGGTTGAATTAATCATTGATTTTCTCCTAAAATTTCGTAATTTACAAAATTGTCATCAAGCAATTTAGCGAATTGATGCCATTGATTCTCTCCGCCATGGAAAGTAAGAGCAAGATTGACCTTGTACGGTTCAGATGGCTTGCTAGGCACTTCTTCGACGGTTTTTGTGTCTTCAATAACCTCGCCCGTTTCAGCATTTACCGCCTTGATTTCCTCGTTAGCTGACTGTTTGGCCATGGCTTCAATTTCTGCCAAGCGTGCCGCTTCTGCTTTCTCTTTAGCTTCTGCTTGCTGCTTGCGTTCAATAGCTGCATCACGGTCATTTTTCATTTGCTTCAAGATATCAACTAGAGGTGTGTCGTTCTGCAGTGCTCTAGTGTATGGTTCCGCTGGCAGCTCATAGTCAAGAGCTTGTTCTTCAATCATGGCAACGTTTGCTTTGTATTCTTCTAATCGGTCATACTCAGCCAAAACCAATGCGTCAATCTTTTCTTCTGTCGCTTTTTTGAGCTTCATTTTCTTATCCATGAAATCTCCGACTTTAGAAAAGCTCTCGTACTTGTCCTTGAATGTGTCCTTGTCTAGTCCAGCTAGTTCACACTTGCTTTCAAATACTGATCTAACGTGGTCGATTCGCAGCATTTTTTTGTGCTCATCAATCTCATTACGTTTGGCACGCAAATTGTTAAGGAGTGCCTTCAACGGATTTAGTGAGGTTTTTAGGTTAGATTCAAACTCGGTGAGCGGGTCTTTGTAGATTCTGCTGATTCCCTTACGCTTGTCATCAAGTTTGTCAATAAGGCCTTTATAGCGTGTGATTTCTTTCTTAATGTCGCTATATTCAAGTTTTTCCAGTTGTTCGTCTGATAGCTCGCTAACTGCCGCTTGGATAGCTGCATCGAATTTCTCGAAGTCAAAGTTGATTTGTCCCGGTTTATACACCGGTTCGATTGTATCCAAGAAATTATTAGTTACGTCCTTCATTTTTATCCCCTTCGATTGTTAATTTGCGTTTGAATGTCGTTGCTTACAACGTTAAAACCTGACACTAGCAACTCATGAAAATCATTGAGTTTGTACTTATTCATGTAATAATTAGCTACTGTTTCAACTGATTGTCCAGTAATTAGAGCCAACTCATTGACCTGCTGCATAATTGCATCATGTTGTTCATCACTAATGAAGTTAGGTTGTTGATCATTTCTTGATTCATAGCGTGCTTGTTGTGGTTGCTGATTTTGATGCGGTTGAGGGTTGTGAGGTTGGTTTTGTTGTAAACTATCCTCTGACACTTCAAATTGGTCAACGTCTTGGTCACCGATTGCAAATAATGACTGTAAGGCATATTTCCCAGCGTATGATTGAACCGCTCCTGTCCATTGCGGCTCAGTCATTTGTTTTAAGTCACCGTTGCGAGTTTTCAAAATCGGTACTGTAGACAATTCAGCAAACGCTACCGATTCCACGTTTTTTTCTTTACTGAAAGCCGTAGCAGTGGCTTTGATATATGTTTTGTCCATGACTACAACCAAGTCATAGTTAACAACGACACTCCAGTTAGATTTCAAACTTTTGAATGTATTGTAAATGTCCTCAGCGCTTCTTGAAGCGTACTTGGCATTTCGTTCTTGCTTTTTTTCAAGCTGCATCCGTTGCTGCAACTCTGTGAATGTCATTTCTTCCATGTCATATCCTTTTTAATGCCCCTAGTTCTCAAATTTTGGGGGTTATTTGCCGTTTTACCGTTCCTCTAGTGTAATTTGTGCCGCTAGATTATTCAGGGTGGTTACAAGCGATTTTAGAGCCATTTCTTGCCCTTCAACTTTTTTAGGTGCCATAACTCCCTTTTGAGTTTGTTATTCTCTCGAGCTAGTGACAAGATTCTGTCTTGCTGACTATTGATAATCTTCCCCATCTCACGACCTAAATTCATGTACTTGTTCCGCCATCGGTTTTCGACTTCGTGCATTTCTTGTTCCATATTTAGCGCCTACCCTCCCGCCACTGCTTGATTATTAACCAATCAATGTTTTCAGAAATTCTTTGAACTCGTCTCTTGTAATTTCTTTACGTTCAGTGCGTTCAAAGTCCGAACCGTCAAGTTTAGTCATGTTGTATTCGGCTTCTACGATAATCACTTCACAGTCAAACGCTTCAGCAAGCTTGTCTAACTCGTCTTTTTGTTCTTTATACGACTCAACCGGAGCATATAGAGCATCTTCTAAATCATCGCTGAATCTTGCTTCAAACGCTAGAGTACTTCTGTCCTTGTAACTTTTAAGGAATCCATCTTTTTCTGTGCTATAAAATACAATGTGTTTGTTATTTTCTTTCATGATTATTTTTCCTCGCTTTCGTTATACTTTTTAAATCCAAGAGTAAGAGCAGTGATACCTGCTGCGATGACTACTAGGCCGAGAGTTGACATGATACCTTCTTTTTCTCCAGTATGTGGAAGAACACCACCGTAAATCGTCGTATTTGCCCCCTCTTTTGGCTCAGAATCGAGCTTATAAGAAACTGCGGTAGATTGTGCCGCTTTGTTATTAGCACGCTCTACGCTCGTTTTAGGGGCTTTTTCTGGCGTGCTAGGTTTTTCTGGATCTACTGGAATGTGCAATTCTGGCAAGTCCAAAATTGGTGCATCATTTGGAATCAATCCAATTGGTCCAGTGTATTCTGGTTTAACTCGTTCTTCTGGAATTCCCGGAATGCCTCCTTGAAACTCTGGTTTTTCATATTTTGGAGCTTCATTTGGTACTGTTCCGATTGGCTCAGTGTACTTCGGCAATTCTCGAACCTCTGGGATTCCGGGGATACCAGCGTTAAACTCTGGAATGTCAACCTTTGGCGCATCGTGTGGAATTTCAAAAGTTGGTTCTGACTTGTTCTCACCAGACGCATCCCCACGTCCGCCTACGAGCTGAATTTTTTGGTATGCAACAGAACCATCATTCTCAGCCTTTAACTCAATCTTGTTGGTTGGATTGGTTGAGTCTTTAACCGCATTCACAAGTTTCGTTTTGTAGTAAAGATAAATCATGTGGTCTAGTCTATCCATTTTGATTTCAAAGCCATGCTCTGATTTTGAGATAGACTTAACTAAGTCCATAGCTGAGCCTTTATCAACCCAAGGATCTAAACTATCAATATTTTTCACTTCAAAGTAGTTATCAACAAGCTTTTGGTTTTCTGACATCTCGTCAATGATTGATACATAGTTTAGTACTCGTTTTGCATAGTTAACACGAGCAGTCCAATTAATAACAGTAGGGTCTTCTTTGTCTTGGAATCCCCACTTTGTGATAAGTTCATCTTTACCGATGACTCCCTCATTACCAACATTAGCTGTTACCACAGTGCCGTTAAAGTTGACGTTTACTGGCTTACCTGCCACAACTTTATCTGTCCAACTTGCATCAAGTTTTAGACTCATGCTCTTATTTAGAGGATGCGTCTTAAAGTAGTCATTGAATACAGTAGTCACCTTGTTAGAAGTTGCGTCTGCTGTAGCTTTACCAACTACTGCTTTTTCTGGGTTATGCACGTCAAACTCATAAGAGGTTTGGAATTTCACTTCTTGAGGCAAGTCAAAAGTAACTTTGTCCCCCTCGTTAACCGGCACATTGTCAGGAATTTGAATATCTTTGTATTCAACTTCAAACGGGCTATATTTCCCGTTACCATTCGGGAAAGTGACCTCAACGTTAGGGTTTTCGACTGTGATTGTGTCTCCCGTTTTAGTCACTGCAGTAGGCGCTGCTGGTGTTTCAGCCACTGGTTGAGCTACTTCTGTAGGTGTTGCTGGCGCTGGTTCGGTAGTAACCGCTGGTGTTTCCACTGGTGCCACTGTTTCAGACGGCGTTACTGTCACGTTCCCAGCATTATCTGCAGTGTACACGTTAGATGCCGCCGGTTGTGTATCTGCTACTGGCTGACTTACTTCATCGGCTGACACTGTAGCACCGAAAACCAATGCTGTAGCAAGAGCCAATGTGCCACAAAGCCCGTAGGCTTTAGTTTTAACGTAGCTAGGTTTTGCAATTGTTTGTGAAATCATGGTATAATCTCCTTGTAATTGTTTTTTCTGCACAGGCTCTTACCTGTGCTTTTTTAGTGCTCTCAACGTGCACCCATCGCCCTACCGCTTCATGTTTTTTAAAAGATAAGTGTGGTATGTGTGGGAAAAGTAAATTATATTTTTGGGGTAGAAAAGTATAAGTTACACTCCACGATAGGGCCGTGGCTGCACGCTGAAAGATTGATATTATTTTTTAAGGTATTTCTGGACTTTTTCCTCTGGTGTCTCTACAACTTCGAAGAAGTAGTCCTTTTTTTCTGGCTTCTTTTTGCCAAATAGGAATTTCAATAGATGTTTCAAATCAGTGTTTCTCCCAATCCGTGTATTTTGTTATAACGATCTCGACTAGGCTCAGATGCGTTTTTCTCAAAAGTCCATGCTGGAGTTTCTACTGTTTCTGCTTGCTCTTTTACAAATAGCCATTTAAATAGTTTTTTCATTTTGTTTCTCCTTCAGTTGTTTAATAATGTTTTTGATTTCGCTTAAGACATACTCGCTGTCTCTGTATTCGTCCTCGCTATAAGTCAGTCCCTCTTTGGCGCTGAGAGGAGTCCAATCTCTGAAGTGCATGCAATCGAAACCGATATAGTAGCCGTCAGTTGGCGACTCGTCCCAACGGTCACTGAATGTTATGCCCCCGTGGCAGTCGATTTCGTTAATGTTGACACTCAAGCCGTCTGGCACTTCGACATAGCCGCATAGATGGCCGACAAGCCCATGTCTTCTGATACAAGCATTAAACCCGTCAATGACGTAAGCCTTACTCCCTCCTTTTGGGATGACTTTTAAATCTTCTTCATAGCGTTCTTGATTAGTCATGTTTACCTCTTTATTCTTCTAACTATGATTATTACTGTATAGTTACCTATTAGTATTTATTACTAATTAGTGCCGGTAGGCTCTAGATTGTTGTTGGTTAGTGTGCGATAGCACCATATTGTTATTAGTTAGTGCGTGACAACGCCATATTATTATTACTTAGTCTTTATTATTTATTAGTTATTATTAGTGTCGGATTCTTCAACTTTTGAACTTTTCAACTTACGTAAAATTCAACTTTTGAACTTTTCAACTTACGTAAAATTCAACTTTTGAACTTTTCAACTTACGTAAAGTCAGTAAGTTGAAACTCAGTTATCCACAACTTCTGTTGATAACTCTTTTTCAATCCGACTAACCCAATAACTCCAATAGCTATCTGTAATCGGTATGTCTTGGACAAGTGGATAAGTTTGAACACCTTGGCCACGGCCCAAGCTCTTGCGATAGATACGGATATATCCCGCTTTCTTCAATTCGTTAAAGGCTGTTCGGTGTGCGTCTCTGCCACTTTTGGAACGTTTGGAAAGTTCCTCAATGTAAGGCCGCCAATCGTCTTTATTGGTCATCAACACCCATAACAAGCCTTTAGCTTGTAAACTCAGCTCAGCGTTTTGGGCTGAGTGGTTATTCATTTGAGTATAGTTACTGTCGATGTTTCGTTGGATATACTTCATATCCCATGACCTATGCTCCTTTCTGGTAGATGCTTGCCACGATATCGTAGTAGCTATGCCCTGCCGGTATCGTGTACTTAGTTAGATCATCAACTCTGGAACCGTCAGCCATAATGTTGATTATGGTGGGTTCCCATTTTCGTTTTTTCATGATATAATTCCTTTGATTTCAATATCTTAGGGTTTGACTCTGGCAGGGGTCAGCTTTTTTTGTTGCCTTGGCGACACTGGAGAACTAGCGAGGACTTTTGGATTTTATTTTTAGGAGTTCTTATAAAATCAAATCATCTAATGGTATTGCTTACGTTTCAACTGAATTGTTGCCCCGCTAGCTCACTAGTGCCGTCAAGGTGTCGTCCTTAATCTTCTTGTTCGATGAGTGGCAGGATGTCGTTAGCTTTTAGCAATTTATACAAGAACAAGCGCCCTTTTTGTGTCCAAGTCGTTGTCATATTGACTTGAGTTTGACCGTTCTTATCCTTGTAATCAAATGTCGAACTATCGACATAACCCTTGCCAATATGTTTCTTATACAAAATCCATTGACCGTTGACCTTGTACTGAACGCCTAAATCATGCAAGATTGCATTGAATTTCTTGGCACTCATGCCGTAATCTGCCGCAATCTGGGTAACACGCACCGCCCCTTTGCTTTCCAGAATGATGTCGAAGTAGCGTTTATGCTCTTGCGCCAAAGCCAACTCAGCTTCTAGTTTCACCACTTTAGCTCGCTCATCTTTAAGAGCTTGAAAGGCTGCAATGGCAAGGTCAGGGTCATTAAGCAGTTGGTCTGCAGCATACATGCCATGTTTACGGATGGATGGCAAAACCTCTGATGTGACCCAACGTTTAAACTCCTTGGCTTGCGGCAGCTTGCTTGACAAAATAAGGGAGTATAGACCAGACTCATTGATGATGGTCATTTTTTGAGTTCCACCAAGGGAGCCCTGAATTGGGGCGTCCCTTTTATCTTCTTCCTCAACATGAGTAGCAATAGCATTTCTAGCTTTTGCATACCCAAGCACCGCTGCCACATCCTTACCCACAAAGTAAGGTTCATTTTCCACTGTTACAGTTCGGACTTCTTGTCCGTGGAAGTTAAAAATTTCATTCATCTTTGCTCCTTTCATAATTTTAATTATTTAGTTCAAGTTCTTGAACTTTATAGTTAAAAAAATATTCAACAATCTCATCTTGTGAGATTTCTAATAGTTTAGCTGCTTTTACAATTTCGTCTTGCTTCCACTTTGCTTTACCGTTGATTTTAAACGAAAACGTTGTAGGAGTTAAGCCGATAGCTTTCGCAAAATCTTCTTGTTTGCCGTATTTTTCTTTGATACGACCTTTTAATTTAGCATAGTTAAATCTCATTGATTTCTCCTTTCTAAGTTCATTCTCTTGAACTTTATGGTTTTATTTTAATTCTTCTCTTTTTATTTGTCAATAGATTTTGTTCATTTTTTTGAACTTTTTTTAGATTTTCCTTGAACTTTTTTGCTTTCTTCTATATAATGAACTCGTAAAGGAAAAGGTAAAAAATATGAAAACCGCTACTGCTTCACGTTTGCGACAAGTTATGAGCG